CATCGGTTGGCAAGTTCAAGTTTCTCAAAGTTTCTGCTAGACTCATTTTATTCCTTTCAAGTGAGTGTTATGTGAGACCCCTGTATCCCCGGGCCTCCCTGCGGGCGTGGAGGGCTAGCTGCTAGATTGCACCTAGTTCAGCAAACGCAGCATCAACTGCATTTGTTTCTTCATCTCCGGTGGTAGCGGTATTACCACCGAACTTCTCGGTCTCCGACGACACCGCTTCAGGGTCAGTAACCCCGGTATTCATAAAAGTATCCAGCAACGCTGCGACGTCTTCTGACGTCTTACGCTCGAAGAGCGTGTCGAACTCTGGGATACTCTCCAATAGTTCGGTACAGGTCTCAGGCGTCATATCCTCGCACAGTTCTGTGCTACGGCGACGAGGCACCAGCTTCGTCTGTGGGAAGGATGCTCCCGGGGGCTTTCCGTAGGTCATAGTAAGATCGGTACCAGTCTCTGGATCGGTGATGTCACCGTACTCCGGGTTAAGTACAAGGCTGAGAAGATTCTCGTATGCCATCTTACCATACCCCCAGATGCGTACGCCCTTATCCTCTTCGCTACGAACAAGCACAGGCGAGAAGAAGCGAGGACGGACAAAGAGGCTCTTAGCGAGCTTCTTGCTTTCGTCATCGTTGTTATCTGCGCCATCGCGCCACAACTGCGAGGCGAACTCACAGACCGGACACTCGTCGTTATAGTTGCGCTTGGGGCATAAAAATCCCGGCGTGTTTCCTAGGTTGTAGTGGAACCACTTCTCCTTGAAGGGGTCTCCATCGGGAGTTGGGACAATACGAATGTCCTGCTTCCCATCTTCGGGACGCCAAAAGTTGTCCCTGTCTCCGCCGCGACCCTTAAGAGTCTCCAGCTTTTCTCTCATCTTATCCAAGTTAATACCCATTTTGTTTCCTTTCATAGTTGGGTTAGAGTACGATCAGCCAATATCCTGATCGTCTAGTTCATTTATATATAATTGTACCACAGAGCTATGCTTAACGCAATAACAATATTTCTGTTTGTAGCTCGTTTGATATACTCCGTAGGACACGTTAATTTTTTCCTCTACCTTGCCTCTGATGTATTCTCTAATCTTTTTGAAAAGCGTTCCATCAGTCTTTAGGTCATCTTCATTGATACCATAATAGTATACCACATCACGTGGCAATTGCAAGTCATAAAACCATTTTTCTTCATTTTTCTCAACGTCCAAAATACCAAGCGTAGAAACTCTAGCAATTTCATGAGGCTCCGTAAAGGTGCCAAGAATTGGCTCAGAATGTTTAAAAACCTTCACCATGTGAAGAGTGTTTACAATTGCCTGATTGGTAGTATCATAGTAGCTAATGATCGGCACATCCCCTATGCATTTTTCCACCTCCGAATTGGAAATCAGATAGATCCTCTCAAACTTTCCAGATCTAGCATACTCTTGAAACACATTCTTCACAATTCGCTCTTGTAATGCCTCAGTTTCGCTTAGCATGGCAGTATCCGGCTCCACGTATAGTACGGTGACAGAAACGTCTGTAAGTTGCTCCAGGAGCCCCAGAGAGCATCCGCTGATACCGCCAGCCCCACATAGTATGAATATAACATCTCCGGAGATACTTTGCAAGTCTTTTTTGAAATTTGGGCAGTTTTTTTCATAAGCTTCGTGAGATTTCTGCTTTGGAATATCAAAACAATTTTCCCCTGTGAGCCCGTTATCAAATTTATAGACTTCGTACTGAGGAAACTTAGAAAAACATCCAGCTATACTACATCCCGCTCTTCCGAGGCCTATTATGTTCACTCTTCCACCCAATCAAGTATGATGTGCTTGTCGAAAGAGCCGCGGCTGTAAGCTTTAAGCCCCATCATAGCATAACGATTCAGTCCCATAACTTTTTCAATTGCACGAATGACTTCCATCACGTCAGCCAGCTCATCGTTAGAGGGATTTTCTTGAAATTCTTTTGCTTCTTCGACAAGCTTCTTGGCCAAGTATGTTGGAAGGCTGCGCTCCTGCGCCTTGTGCCATTTACACTTCTTGCCTGACTGTTCAATGATCTCAGGGATAAGATCTCTAACAAGTTTATTATATTTTTTCTTAGCCATTAAAGATTTAACTCCTTCATGTCTCCAAAGTTTTTGCCCAGGGCAACGTTTGCTTTATAATTTCCAAGGATGGTGGCACTAAAAATTTTCATCAGTTCTGGTATCACTTGTCGTTCCTCGTGTTTGAGATCGATGATAATAGAATCATGTAACATAAAAGCTATCCTGCTCTCCTTCTCTTTCAGATAATTATGGATCTCAATTGCTTTAGTTAAAACCAGATCACTTGTTGTACTCTGTATAATATAATTCAAAGCGTGATGATCGTCAACCTCTTTTATTTCTCTACCAAACTCTGTGTGCACGCTGTGTCCATTCCAGTACTTTTCTTTGACTAGCTTCTTATTGTAGTGGGCCTCGGCCTTCTTATTAGAGCGATGCGAATATAGCCATTCAAAAATCTTTTGCTTCGCTTCCGATCGTGTTATCTTTCCGTCATAAACATTTGTAATGTTCCATTCGTGAATGTCATCCTCGGGCTGCTCGGCTCCTGAAAGGCTCAAAAGTGTTCTTACTTCAGCGGCATTGTAGTCCAGCTCTAGGAACCAATCATTTTGCGGGTGGAGACAACCTCGGAAGTCTTTATGGAGCGTAAGGATGGGAAACGTCTTGGGCATCGTTGTTAGTCGCCCCGTCACGGTACCGTATGGGTTGTAATCGCACACCCAATCGACACTCTGGAGTTTTCTATGAAAGTTCTTCCCTCTCACCGAAATTAATTTGGTTTTAATCGGATCGATATCAATATTCAGACGTTGTTGTTTGATTTCTGAGGCCATTCTAGTTATATCGACCATAAAATCATGGTTGAGGGGGCGCCCGTGGTTCTCTAAAGTATATTTGGTGATCTCATTCTTGGCGCCACACAGTTCATAAAGAAAAAACTCTGGAATGAGATTGTATATACATGTCTCTTCTGTATTGACCTTGGCTGTTCTAAAAGATTTAAGAAAAGCATGAAGTTGTCTTGTAATCTTGCCCCACGTCGGCTTGAGATCTTCAGGGCACGCCTCGGCGAGCGACTTGCCTCCGCTATAGATGCGAGCATACTCTACTTGGCGCCCATTGAGTGCCTGAGAATAACTCCATGTCTTGTCGGCGTCTAATGGGATATCTTTATAGTGAAGTTCGTTGTCGGCATAGTAACCCAAGCACTCACCTTTGCTGTCGAGAGTTTGAAAATACAAAAAGCCTCCTAGTAATCTTTTACTGTTCCTATTGTAACAGGGCCCGGCGCTACTGTCAAGGCTTTTTCGCCTAAATGCACATTGTATAAATAAGGTTTAATTGCATTATTGATATAACGCATAGCTGTTTCGATATTATAATTCTTGTATATCTCATTGATCGTCCTAATCTTTTGATCGTAATTAGTGCAGTTTACATTGGCTTCCAAAGTTCGAATTTTAAAATAAGTATGAAGCCAGAACAGATCTCCAAGATCGTTTATCCCCGTGATCGAAATAGGTGATCGTATCACTCTCTTGTCTGCTGTCCCGGTGGGGCACCCAACTGTACTGTCCGTTGTTATGATTTCTCCAGGGTGTTTTTCTGCAAACTCATTATACATTCTTCTTAGTGTTGCTTTTAGCCCGAGCCGAGGATCATTCAAATCGAGTTTATATGTTTTTTGATAGTACGTATCAAAAAAGTTAATGGGAGGATCGAGATAGCCGCCGATCACTTCACACTCTGGCGCAGGCCCGTAACTTTTTTCCATTCTTGCTAGCATGGGGGGAGAAAGTGGGTCGGCTGTTAATTTCCAAGGACCATTTCTGTCCACATAAAATCCGTACTTTCTAGCCGCCTTCACAAAATATTCAAAGCTGGGGTCCTCAAAGTATTTCTTTTGTTTTGGGTTGTCCTCTGAGTAGTCCGGGCTTTTTTTCAATTCGATAGAAAGGGCTGAAATCATAGGAGAAGAATAGCTTGAAACCACATAGCCAGTTAAAGTAAGCGGCATGTCATTAATTTTAGTGCCCATATAGTTCAATAGTTCATTGACATAAGATTTAAAATCCAACACCTCCATGGATGTTTTCTTATCTGAATTTATCCATCCTATAAGTCTTGAGCTCCATGGTTTATTAAATTCTCGAAAAGAAGTTTGATAATTTTCAAATCCCGCATTCGCTTCTAGATTATAATATATACTCTGTTCGGCATACGGATCTGCTTGATAGTAGTGCTTGAGGTGCTTTTTCAAATCTTCAAATGCGTCCGCTACAAAATTAAAAACGAATACATTTCCCGCATCGCTCCTCACTTGTTTTAAAAGACTTGTTAGATTGGGATGTAGCCCGGGCACAGTTCCGCTTGCCCTTCTAAGAGCCCACAGCGCCTCAAGTCGGGCCGGACTAAGGTTTTCTAACAACTTTTGATCCTGTGACAAAAAAACATCACCCCAGGACTCCGGACCAGAACCCTTAATAACTATCCCATTTTGAATAGGATCTACTCTACCAAAATAATACGCTTTATACCACGAACGGAGTGGCCGCGGCAAATCTAAAAAAAGCGGAAGGTCCTTGTATTTCTTGCGCTCATAAAAAGCCTCCTTTACTGATAATTTATTACTACCACGGAGTTTCGTAAGTTCATCTTCCGGATATGGAATACTTCCTGTAGATTCTGTTACTGGCATTTTTATTTATTCCTAACCTTCCGTCTCGCCAGAAATAACGTCTTTGGTCTCTGTGTAAGGCAGCGCTTGATGTAACGCCGTAACTTTTGTTTCATACCCTTTTTGAGAAATAGTATTTGTTACCGACGTCACTAAATGATAGCCGCCTATCCCCAAGAAGCGCGCAAATGACTTTGCACTTTTCGGACTTCCAAAACCGAGCGGCGAAGGTATAACATATATATACTGGCCAGGTTTTATAAGAGGATTTCCATATAATGTAAGATTAACATTATATAACTCTCTGAGTTGTTCGGCTCCAGCGGCTCTATCGCGACTGACTCTAGCCTCACGCATATAAGGAGCGTCTACACGGGTAAAGGTCGCCGACTTTAAAATGCCAGTACTCGCACCTACTATAAAATGGTACACCCCCCTTTGCTGGTCTTCTGTCGGGTTGCCCTGCTCAAAAGCGAGCATCGATGGAGTTGTCATAACAAGGGTTTTAAAAACCCTGTGCACATCGAAACCTTTCGAGTTGCCATAGTCGTCTTCGCCGGCTCTCTTTTTATTAGCGGTTAATTTGCGAGGCAGCGCTGGATGAGTAGGAGTAGGGTGTATTGTAAGGTCGCTAATAAAGTGACATTGAGGAGTTGGTGTGTTTGATGGCGGCGGATATAGTACTTTTGCAAACTCACTATCTTTATCAGCCAAAAAATCTAGTTGAGATATGTGATAGTTTGTAGGAGGGACGCCATAAAAACACGCACTCGATAAAGCCGGAGCAACCAACTCAGTTATTACATCATTGATCATATGATTAAAGAGATATTTTCCCCTCTTTGGTTTCACAACCTTATTTATGTACCACTCTACAAAATATTCATATGAAATTGGAATGGAAGATAGATTAATCGTTCTATAAAGTTTATCTTTATCTTTTCTGGAAAATGAAAGTTCTTTAAACTTAAGCTTTCGATAAAATGTATCGGAACGGCCGCTGCCCCACGTAGTCGCTGTATCATAAAACTTTTTCACATCAATAAATTCTATGTCAGTAGTGATAAATCCGGCGCGCCCTTTCTTTATTTCTTCTTTGAAGCCTGTGGGTTGACTAGGATCTGAGAAGTTTTCACATACATCTATGATAGTATCTATAAGATCGCCCAAAAGAAAAAAAGTTATAGGGACTCCGGTATGGGTTTTCGCGTCGGCCGATCGGCGATCTCTGCCGCCGGGTGCGCGGGAGGCGGACAGCCTTGGAGCGCCAGCAACGAGACTCTTTTCAAGATCGCCTTTATCATCCTCATCGAGACTTTCTCTGACTCTACCTTCTATGACTTGCAGGTCGTACTTAGGATCAGTAACCATGTCTCGATGAGATATGACTTCGGCGACCTCCTTAAAATAACTCGCGGTGTCGAATTTCTCAAACATGGTCCTATCGTGTGTTAACAATTCAGCGAACTCGCGCGCGCCCTCTGCTCCGGCGGCCATGGCGGTACTTCGATGCCGACCGGCGATTTTGGATTTTTCGCGGGCGGCCTGCATCGCGTTTCTATACTCGGACATGTTAGACCCTCTCTGAAATTTGTCGCCGCTGGCGTTGAACATCCGCAGCTGTATTGGCCTCGCAAAAACATCTAAAAGTTTACATGGCGCTTCATCGAAACCGCCAACAAGTCTTTTTAATAATTTATTATAGCGGCCCTGGTATGCATGCAAAGCTGTCTCTTCTTTTCTCTCGGCGGCGATGCGGGCCGCGGCATTGGGGTCTAGTTTTTTTGCTTGTTCTATGGCCGCGTCGCGGCCAGGCGTGGCGTCAGGCAACGAGTGGGCGATGAGAGCCGCGCCGGCCGCCACGCCAGACTGAGGTCCCACCTCAGCAATAGTCTCTTGGGCCTCCGCTAAAGCTTTAGCAATTTTTGAATCTTCAGTAATATCGTACAGATCAAACCGTCTGTCCAGATTGGAATAACGCGCTCTGTAATTAATAACCAGGTCCGCCGATCCATCTTGTTTAAAATTAAACTGATGCTTGGTTAATTGCAAATAAAGGGGTATTTGCGATCTTCTAATGGCTTCTATTTCTTCTGAACTTAAATATTCTGATATGTTAGGCGGGACTTGCCACCCCACCTCAATTTTAATTTCAAAAAATTTACCATTATAAAGTAAATAACTTGGCGTGTCTGGATCTTTGCCCGCGGACGACACGGCGCCTTCGCCTACGGCGGATTTTCTCGGAGCATATATAATCAAATCTAAAAAACTCGCAGCTCCGCTGCGGCCCGCTTCGGTTTGGCGGTCGCGACATTGATCGGTAAATAAGTCCGATACATCGTTAAAATGAACCACTAGTTTTGCTTCAATGTTTTTATCTACATCTGCCGGGTTGACTCCCTTAAGACTCCACTCGAAGCTTTTAATACCAGTGCCAGACAGTCGGCCTTGGCGTTGTGTAAACATTTTTTCCAAAGAGGCTCCCCTCACAAAATCATCAAAAATTACTTCTATATCTTTTGCCTCATCAAGTTTGGGACGTCGCTCATATTCGCCCTCTTTGGTCTCGAACTCTTCAGATTCATATTCTACTTTGTATATACGCAGCCGCGGCACGAGCATAGCCATTTTATCTGTTGTAAGATCCAATAAGCCAGCAGATAAACATTTTCCGGGCCAGAAAGGACCTTCTCCTTTTTCTGTTCTCATCTGCGTTAGTTTAGAATACATTTCCGAAGGGGGCAATGATTTGTCGCTGAGGAGTGGGGCTATATATGTGTAGCCAGCGCGCGTGCGCGCTGCCTGTGCCCGCCTCAAGTCATCTCTGGCTTTTGCGTCGTGGGCAGCTGCGTCCGCGAGGGCTGCCATCACGGGATCGACCTGGGTGATGTCGATCGCGTCGAGCCCTTGCCGCCTCCTTCTTTCTACATTAATATTTCGCTTTGTCTCGGCTAGCGGAGCAATCTCAAACATGTGTTGAATTAAAAAGCATTGTGCGTTAAATGTCGCGGCACCACCCAGCGTATCACCAGTCAGTGTTTGTCCGCTGTTTCGCAGCTGTTTTATAATGTCTTCTTTGTGCTTGGTCACTATTCTAATTCCTATAATATTCTAACATAGTTTCAATAGGCATTGGAATATATATTATATCTCCTTGTTTAAAGTGGGCTTCGGTTGGCTTGTAATTAAACCTGGCGATAACCCACCACAACTTTGGATCTCCGTAGTGTTCAGCTGCGAGCTTATAGAGGCGATCGCCTACTGTCCATATTTTTTGTATTTGTGAAATGCGTCGGCGATTCTGCTGAGTAACCTTATTAAAGACAGGAGTAGTAAACTGTACTACACTCGAAACTCCACGCTCTTCTAGTATATTAAAATATATTTCATTGCCGTTTCTAAAAGGACGCCTGTTTTCATATCTTGAAGCCATGTCTTATGTTCCTACTCGCATGTCTCGTCACCGGTGATCGTTGCCGCGGCGTCATTGCATTTATCCAGCTCGGCCTCGGACATTGTAAGCGGGTCGCAGCCAACCCCTAGCGGGCTACTGATATCAGCCAGCGTAGTACCGTAGCCATACGGGTAACCAGTACCTTGTGCGAAAGATATAGTAGCGTCGCCCTCATCATTTTTTCCCCATGTCCAGCCCACTTTTCCATCTTGATGAAGTACTGTTATGCCAAATTTTATTTCAACATGTGTAGGGACTAGCGCCAAGTTTCCATCTGCATCAAGCATTCGCGTAACATTAAGTTCTCCTCCTCGCATGCCTGTAACGAAAGTAAGATATTGGAATGAATCAACAATGCCCAGCAGCCCGTCTGTTAACGGCTTCGAATAAAACCCCGCGGTTTCATCCCCTTTTTCCGGGGCTGGCGCGCGGGTGTTCTTCATAAGATTCAAGTTACCGCCTTGAGCGCTACCAACTTTAAATCGCAAAAGAGGAGGCGCTACCATCGTACCGGTACCAAGCTTGTTATAGTTGGCATCCTGATAAACCGGATACATAAATTTAGCCAAATCACCAATCGCTGCCTGGAGCTTCCCGAGTTGCTTTCCCTCGCCTACAATGTTTACAGTCCACGCAAATTCAATTGTTCTGGTGGTGCCTTGATAAGTAGCAATTGGATCCATCCGGCCGTAAACATTCTCTTTATTAAACCTAGGGGCAAAATTATCTGAAAAAGTAGCTAGGGCGCCGGGTAGTATCAGATTCTTCTTCAGTGCCACGTATTCGATCGCTAAAACATCCGGGTTGAGTACAGAAGTTTTGAGTTCTGTTTTCTTGGCGTCCGGAGCATCCCGAAATTTTTGTACTATCATTTGCTGAAGCTTTTCTATCTCATCTCGTACGACGGATAGCTTGTTGCCCTTGAGGGCCTCTAGGTCCTTCCAGCTAAATTTTTTGTTCTCAGACCAGTGGCCCGGGACACTAAAGTTGCCCGGATCTCCGTAGTGTTCTTTCCACAGGGTGCTTAAATCAAATTTATCAGTTTCGCCGACTCCAGCCATTTTTCTATTCCATTATTCCTAAGTAAGCCCCAAGGCTTCATTAACTTTGCCAACGGCAAATTCTCCAACAACATCTCCATTAAGCTCTATGGTGATTGGCTGTTGGGAAGCTCCTTTGCCTTGGCCTACATTATCTAGTCTCATAGACAAGTTTGTGATCGCTTCTTTCACCTCTCCCATCATGGTTAACCATTCTGCACCGCCTAACAAAGTTTCTGTTTCGTTGTTTGTTTTAATATTCCCTCCGCCGCGAGTATCAACAAGCTCGCGACCTTCTTCGCCGGCAACAAATAGACCTTCCTCATCCGTTCCGAATTTAGCATGTCTTGCTTGCTGAGCAAGACGCATGGCGCTTACAGTAAACACTCCTAAACCAGCCGCGGCTATATAAGGATTCATGCCACCCTGTGCGCTCCTTAAAGCCATGATAGCAACGCTAAGTCCCAAGGCGGCTCCAATAGCGGCCCTCATTTTGGTTGCCGATTTGCCTAGGGCCATGTTTGCCAGGGCAGCACCGGCAGCGAAGGCGCCGACGCGGCCGGCTAGCATACCAAATGACTGACTTAGGGTGCGCGCCTTGGGCACAGCGCCCCCGGCAGCAGCACTGAGGCCGGCAAGGTTGCTTGTGCCGGCGCGCAAGGGACCCGCGCCATCCCGAAGTACCCAGTTGCCGCGTTGATGTGCTGCATTATAACGAGCCCGGGCAGCAGTTGCGCGGTCGGTAGCAATCGATTCTCGACCTAGTGCGACGGCATTCTGATTAATTATTACATTGGCTGCCTGAAGTACAGTATTTGACATCGCTGTGGCGCGCCGCCAGGCGATGAATTTCACCGTAAGGGGCGCCAAAACAAACAAAATACTTCCAACCCATTTTCCGATAGGGTGCGATGTTAGATATGCTAAACCGTCTGCTAGTCTTGAAATGCCATCTACCAAAGGCGTCAGCGCTATAGCCAGTCCCATCGCAGCATTCTTAAGCTTATCCATAGCCGCCTGAGACATTTTTGCGCGGTCTTCCAAAGCTTGTTGATTGGCAACAGCCTCCCTAAATACGCGTTGTGAGCCACCAAAAAATTGAGCGGCCTGCGCCATGTCTCTGATTCCGGCAGCATTCGCAATCAGCAGCCTTTCATGGCGACTAAGCTCACTCCACACCATACCTGATGTGGCTAAAGAGTCACGCATTACTTGAACACGTTCGTGTTCTTTCATGTAAACCATTTCTATCGCGTTAAGATACGGGCCGCCCAATATGGCGTTTAAACGTCCAACGGCAGCGCCGGCCTGATCAAACTGATCGAATTGTTTTGTTATACCGATAAGCTGATTAACACTTAAGCCCGTATTCTTTGCTTGCATAGCGAGGCCAGAGAAAACCTCGTTCATATTACCACCATACTTGGCCAACTCGCTCGAAGCGGCCTGCCAATCTCTGAAAATCGCACCGGGAGGTACTTTTAAGGCGCTAGCTAAACCAAAAAGTTTATTCGTCAGAGCAACAGTATCAGATGTCGACATCTTTAAACCTTTATCCATAAAATTAAGCATCTGCGCGGTCGTTTGAGAATCAACTCCAACTTCTTTCAGAAGTGCTGATTGGCGCCTCAAGGCATCTTGTTGAGCAGGGAGAAGATGAGAAAACGAGGCCATACCTGAATAGAGCGATTGGGTGGCTTCGCCGGCATCCTGCACGCTTACGCCAAACTGGAGCATAGATCGGTGTGCCTGGTATGTTCTTTGTGCCAAGTCATTAGCGCCGGTGTCGCCGCTGATCTGACGAATACTGGCCGCCATTCTATCATATTCTAGGGCAGATTTCATTGATACTTCGGCTACCTTCATCCATGTCGACATGATTGTATTAGACGCATTAATCGTGCTTTGAAGGCCGGCCGTAATATCGTCTAAGCTGCCCCCAAAGGCCATGGAGCCTACTAGAGACTTCTTCCATGCATCGCTAACTCCAAGAGTAGTCCGTACGGCTCTTTGTGTTGCTGAAATTGTATTCTCAGAAGTTGACAGCAGCTGCTTAGCAACGCTTAGAGCTTCAAACTTTGCTTGAACCTCTTGCTGTGTAAGGTTACCAATTTTACCTTGCAATTCAAGGATGCGCTGTTTTGTCTGCTCATCGTTACGGCCGCTTAATACAAGTCGTTCATGCTCAGCGCGCTGCTCCTGAAGTTTTTCAAGCTCCTGTTGTGCCGCGGCGATTGCATTTCTTTTCAGGTCTAAATTCTTTTGAATTATAATCTTAGCCGAATCAGCAATGCCTTTGGCATTCCTCAACATGGCAACCTCTTGTTCTAGAGCAGCTCTACGACGCGCGTAGAGATTCACATGTTCTGCTAAAACCTCGGTAAGGGCTTGATTTGCGGCTAAAGTAGCCTCTGGGTTATCTCCTACGCCCATACTATCTTATCCTACTTGAAGGGCCACTTTATGCCAGTTTCTCTTTCGAAGTTGGCAACGGCGCTGTTAAGTTCGTGGCGGCTATTAAAGCTGCGAGGGTCGTTGAGGCCATGCTTAAGGAATGTTTCCATATAGTTTTTCTCTCGTGATAGAGTGTCCCCAAAAGCCGCTATTTGTGAAGGGGTACCACGGACAATTGCATTAACCGGCGCAGTTACATCGGTGTGTCCGAACATTTGGGTTAATAGTGTTTCTATTGCGCCACCAAGCATCGTAAGAAAGCTTTCATTTAGCTTTCCTTCCTTGACAGCATTTAAATTAACAACAGTGGGAACTAATTCTTCATTGTTCACGACGTAAAAACCTCACACGTACAAAATAATTAGTCTCAAAAACAATTAAACCTTCGGTACTTTTACACCAGGACCTAATTCGGTTCTACCAACGCTTGTAGAGCTACTTGGCGCCTCCGCGGCTTCTTGTTCTTCTTTTTTCTGCCTTATTAATCTCGCAAGAAACCATTCTCGTAATTTAATAGGCAAATTATATGCCTCTGTAAAACTCCAGCCTCCGTAATATTTCAACGAAAAGAACTGTTCATAGACATTTTCTATGTATTCATCATTGAGGCCAAAAAAAGTCGGCTGTAAAGGGAAAGTTAATTTCGTCCTCGTGACCACACTGGTCACAGACGAACTCCTTCCGCAGTACTTTGTTGGGCATTACTTTTTGATATGTTTCTCTTAAAAACTTTGTATCAGTTAAAGTCATTGTTTCAGCAAACTTATCTAGCAACTCTGGCTCTGTATAATCATTAACCGATACTATCATCAACTTCAATTGATCGGTAACAGAATGTTCTGGCTGCTTTTTCTTCTTGCGCCTCTCAGATGTTCTGAGTAAAAAGTTTTCTTCTTTGCCGGTTAGCAACCTGAACTCTACTGTAACCGGATTTTTTGGCAGTGCGACTTCAAAATTGTTTCTTTCATTAATTCGCACTCCCAATTTTTCTAATTCCTCATCTACGAGGGAATAATTGGTCGTAGCCTCATCTAAATCAAAATTATATGTATCGGCCTCGCTGCAGTTGGGGCACGTTATTTTTGTGTTATATTCTGAACCATAACCTGATTTTCGGGCGGCGATTAGAATAGAGTTTCTATCGCCACTTAACAAGGCTTCGGGTTTGATGCGCTTATTTACTATAAGACTGGCCATGAGGCGCTCCAAGGCGATTCCTTTTTCTAATAAACTTTGCGAAGTAAGTATATCTTCCTCTTTCGCGGTCATATATTTAATCTCTATTGTTTCCTGATCGCACAAAGGGTGGTCGAGGGGGTAAAGCTCTCCCCTACTTGGAAGCTCTACAAACTCTGTGGGTACTACAAACGAAAAAGGATCGCTTTGTGGATCGTTTTCTTGTAGTGCTTGTGCGGGGGGATCTAGATCCGGCTGCTGGGCCGAAAATCGATCTTCATTATTACGGACTGACAAAAGTCACCTCTCTTTCAAATATAATTATCTCACCAACTAAGTTTTTTTTAAATTAAATTAACGGACCTCGGGGTCCGAGATGTTCCGGAGGTTCGGTGGTGGTGCAGGTCGAGGGAACGGTGCTTCTTCGCGCTGTCGTGTCCGCGATCGCTCGCGGAAGGCCTGTTCTTGCAGGCGACCGGTTTCTCCCCTAAATTCACGGCCGCGGCTGGCTCGGCGCGAGGCGCGTTCGCGCTGACGAATCTGTCGGTTTGTTAGTTGTGTCTGGGACGCTGGTGGTCCGGGATAAAAATCGTGGAGAGCAAACTCATAATCAAAATTATCATATACTATTTCAATTGTTACTTTTGAAAGATCGTCGGCACCATATGAGTAGGTTCCAAAATCTATCTTAGATATGTGTGGGTTATAAAGAATCCATTTTCGGGCTTTCGCGCTCTTACCCCTAAGTCTCTTCCGGCCGAAGTTGCCTGCTGGGAAACTTCCGTCCCTAGGAGGAGGGCCATGATTTGGCGGCATGCCGGCTAACGCTTCATAGATATGAAATTCGTCGTGGGTGCCATTAGAAAATTTAATTAACTTACCTGGATACGTAATCCCGGCCTTCTTATCCACTTGAACTGCGTTAATATTTCCATATGCATACAGATAAGCTGTTAAGGTAGAGGCTATATCATGACTATAGGTGTCCAAAATCTCTATTTTAACGGGAGAAAACTCGTACACGGTCGCCTGATCTTCGCGAACTATGGGATGAGACGTGGCGCCTCCGGGGGTTACCTTATTAACCTCAGTTGAGATGTTTGGTTTGGTGCACGATATAGCAAAAAAATCAAAAATATTATTTTTACCATATTCTCCTGCGAGGAGATTGGCCGACGAATTCTTAATGAGATCTTTAATACTTTTTTCCTGAGTAGCGGGCGAGCCGGCTTTGGTAAGCTTCTTTGGAGGAACATATATCGGCAAAGGCACAACAAAGCGATGTGAGCGCTTTGGCTCTATTTTGGGATCACTCCAAAACATTTTTTAGTTCTTATCCGGCGGCGGAGCCCGGGCGATTGTTGTAGCTAGCCCAATCGTAGCGGAAAGTGATGTTAAGAGTCTGAAGTTCTTCAGAGCCGTAGTCTAGATCTCCAAAAGAAACAGACTTAATCCAAGCATTGTTAAGCTTATACTCGCCTATAGTGGCGCCTTCGCCATCAAGCTCTTTAATCAAGACCGATCCCAGCGCTTCGGTGGCAGCTCCCTTGCTGATTGTCCCGGCATCAACTACAGAATTTCCGGTAGAAACAAAATCCGGCTGAACATAACCAGCAGTTGCTAGAAGCAAATGCACAAGATCATCAAAATCCGGCGTCATTGAGTTAACCAATGTTGCGCTTACATCGCTCCACGAAATTGCCGATGGATAATAATAGGACTGTCCTAAAAACTTATGTTCGCTTTGGCCAATATCAAAAGATGGCTTGCTCACGTTGCGTGCATACACCTGAGAAGATGTGCCCCCTAGATCGAATTCAAACAAAAACCGATGTGAGCGTTTCGGTTCTATATTAGCGTCACTCCAAAAAGCCATTTTCTATTGTCTCCCGTATATCTTAATTAGTGAGGTGTTGTAAATCCACCCTTTTTTATTAGTCATCGAATGATGCTCCGGAGCGCATTACCACAAAGTCCAAAGCGATGAATTCAATCGCGCGAGTGGGCTTGAGCAACACCTTGGCATACATAACATTTCTATCAACCAAATCTGGCGTCGTAGTGGTCTCGTCTAATATTACTCGATACTCTGCTAGTCCATATCTACTCTTAACAGATCTCAGGAGCGGCTCAACTTGAGCCAAGAAGCGATCCCACGTTACTTGAATATTCGGATCAAACAGAATTCCAGTTGAAATTCTAGAAATTCGCTTCTTGAGGAAAATCAGCAACCGTCTAACGTTAACTCGATCCAGGGCCGAAGGAGTAGCTTGAAGTGTCTTTTGTCCAAAGACCACAATTCCTTCTGCCGGGAAACTAGCAATGGGGTTAATGTTAACCTCATAAAGTTTATCTCTCTGCGCGCTCGTAAGCTTGTCTACGACGTTAGTAACCGGTACACCTGCGGCGCCCTGACTTAGGCCGCCTCTGTTAAATCCTGCCGGCGCAAACCATAGTTCTGAAACCGCTTCTGAACTCGCGTAGGTGCCTAGGGCCGCTACAGAGGGCGGCACCCAAAGGCGCTTCCCGGTTAGCGTATCAAGTATTTGAACCCAAGGATAGTAGCAAGCTCCGTAGCTGTTATTAAGTCTACGACTCTTTATCGCATTGACTGAAGCAGAGACCGGATTTGAACCCGCGCGGGTAGAAAATGCGCTGTTGTTCTCTGCTGCCGACTTAAAGCCGCCTTCTAGATCGATAACCCCTAATGTATCAGCTCTGTTCTCGCATGCGTTTATTAGATGGTCGGTAACGCCTCGTACAGTTATGCCAGGAATTGTCATAAGATTGACATCTACCTGGTCTGGGTCTGAAACTACGTCAATACCCTTCCTTGCGGACGCAAACATGGCAAAATCATTTTCAGAAGTAACCGTCTGCGGTACCTCGCCGCCTAGGGCGCGCGTGTTGTTAAAAGGATCGGCTTCGCCAATATCAAAGCCATCAAAGCCGCCGTATAACGGGACCACAAATCGGTTATAATCCAGATCCAAGACAGCCTCATAAGAGCTGCTCTTGGCGGTGATAGAGGTGCCCTTCTTCCGGGCTCCGCGGTGGCTGCCGGCCCAGGCCTCTGAATAACCGAAACCAGAGCCGCTATGATAAGCAGCATCTTGATTTCCGTTCAACACCAAATTATCCAAAGAGAATCCCGGACCACGTTCTTGTGGCTCGGCACTAGCCGGATTAAGGCGCTGTAAAGTACCGGGGCGTACACGGACTAAATCTCTAATTGTGTGGTCTGGCACTAGCGAAGTGGCAGAAAGTGTAGAGTGGAATCCGAAATAGGCATCCGTTCCGAGAGAAAGGCCACCATCCGAGGAAGATACTCGTAACGGAAGCATGGGGAAGTTAATCGAAGCGGTAATGGCATCATTCCTCTGGGCCGTCGTCGGAGTGGCCGCGGCGGTGAGCCCGCTGTCGACGACATTTTGGCGGTAGAACCCGGACTGTCCCGAGCTAGCGCTCATAATTGGCGCGGGAGTGCCCGGAGTGCCCGTACGTCCACAGAAAGCCACCGATGAGGATGCTAACGGAACCCCGGTATCGCCGTCGCCGAGCAGGGAGCCGGAGGCGGCTAGCCGTAAGAAGCGATAAGATCCAGATACTACATTGAAACCCTTCCATTTCGGAATCCCCTTGAATCCAAAGGGAAGCCAGTCTTTCCCGGCGCGACCTTGCGCAACGTCTTGGTTCATATTCATGCGAATAAATCGAGACTGGTTTTGATATTCTCCAAAATATCGGAACTTCTTGTTAGTAGAATCCCAACTAGAATACGAATCACCAATTCGTCTAGCAATATAATTTGGCGAATTAGGATTTAAGTTGAGATTGTTATACTCCTCTAGGACCGCTGGATTATTAT